CAGTTGTGGGCATCTGCACCACGCCGTTGATTATGACTAGAGTGGCTGCCGTGGTGCTCGAACGATCCAGCACAAACACCAGGGTACTGCCGTCACCGATGACCAACTGTGCCGTGACATTGCCCGTGAGGCTGTCCCATTCCGTGCCGTCATAGATTTCCGCACGGTCTGAGTCGGTATTGAACCTCACAGTGCCAGTCACATTGCCAGGCCTCTGTGCGGTGTTGCCCACGGGCAAGACCAGCCCTGACGTGATGTCAATGATCACGGTGCTGTTTGCCGTGGTTCGAAGGGTGATGTTTCCCGGGGTGATCGTGGGCGAAATCGTGGTGTTGGCTATGGTGATGTTGCCAAGATTGGCCGTGATGTTGCCCGTCACAGTGTCCACATAGGATTTGGTGGCAGCATCGGCATTGGCCACGGGAGAAAGCAGATTATTGATGTAGACATTGCCGGCATTGATGTTGCCCACGTTGCTGATGGTGACGTTGCCCACTCTGAGCACGCCTGCCACATCCAGTGCTTGTGTGGGTGCATTGGTACGCACGCCCACTCTGCCATTCACAGTATCTATGAATATGAGATTGGCACCGGCAGAACTGCTGGAGATGGCGAGATTGGCACCACGCACCAGGTTGGCATTGAGGATATTACCGGAAATTAAGTTTATTGACATCTGGTGGCCTTTGCCAGATATTTACCGCTAGGTTGAGCTCAGTATGACCGAGATGGGCTCGCCCACAGGTGGAGCAGAAGTGAAAGTGATGTCATCAAGACCGCCGCCGGTGATGGTGTAGGCCGCGGTAGGAGTTTGGTATATGGATCCCACGAAAACAATGACCTGATCATCGCCGGACACAGACGCACTCAGTGCGAATGTGAGTGTGGATCCGTCGCCTGTGAAATTGTCCACGGTGTAAGTGATGGCACCAGCTGCTCCCAACTGCACAAACGCTGAACCATTGAAAAACTCCACTGCCCCCAGGTCAGTGTTGTAGCGGATCAGACCAAATCTAGGTGCATCTGGACGCAGAGCAGAACCACCAGCGGGCAGCACCACGCCCGATGAGCCCGACTGCAATCGGCGATTTTTTACAAAATATCCCATCAGATGGTGGTAAAACTGGTCACTGTGCTGATGCTGTTGTTGGCATTGGCATTGGCCTGTATGGAATCACCGTTGCTGAGCAGCAGTTTTTCGCCGGCGGCGTAGAGTTGATAAGTGTCCAGTGTGGCTATCTCAATCTGGCTCAGTATCACATTGAGATTGCCTGCTGTGTTGCCTGACGGTACCACGAACACGTTGGCGATCACGTTGCTGGCAGAATAGTTTGTGAGGCTTAGGAACGTGATAGCAGTGTTACCTGTGCTCACATAGGCATTGCTGGCTGAAGTAGTGATGTTTCCTAGTGCTATTGGCATTTTGCTTCCTTAAAATATGATGGCGAACACTATGGCAGCACTCTTGCTGACCAACTCGTCGTCCACGGTTGAACTTTTTACGTACACACCGGTGCCACCGGATCCTACGGCCTTGTTGTACAAGGCAGCAGCATTGGCAGTGGCAATGGGTGTGGTACCGATGTTGCCCAATACCATGTGTCCCAGCACAGTGAGTTTGCTCACGGCTTTGTCAAAAGTTAGATTGGCATTGCCACCAAATGAACCACCGTCATTGAACTGTACCTGGGTGTTGGCACCACCCACTGTGGCATTGCCCGTGGCTATGGCCGACCAAGTTCCTGTGAGTCCAGTGGTATCAGTGCTGCTGGAAATTTCCCACTGTGTGGCCGTGGCATTGTATCTGATACCAGCAAATGTGCTCACCGAGGTGTGCGTGAGCACACCCGAATTGCTGGCATAACTGCCTGTGTTGGATGCGTTTAACAGTATGAAAGGATCTTGGATGTTGAGTTCTGTGACATTGATATAGGTGAGATTGCCACTGACGTCCAGATTGCCCACGACCTCCAAGGTATGCGTGGTGATAGTGACATTGTCCGCAGAATTCAGTGTGGTGATCGCATAATCACCGTCGATGCGTTTGTAGGTGGCCATCTATAGATCCTTTGGTGTATTTATTCGTGCCAGGAACTGATCAAAGTGAAGTTTTTCCAGATTGGCAACACCATCAAATTCCGCTATGTCAGCCGTTGTCACACCATGCACCCTGATGAACCGCTGACGGGGATGATCTCGCACCACTGTGAGTATCTGCCGCACCCAGTTGCCAGTAAACGTGGGCAGGGCTTCGGTTTTCTTGTAGAATTCCGTGTCTGCATACACGTTATTGAATCTACCAGTAGCGGTAGGGCCCAGGTCAAAGCCTAACAAATAGATGGCATTCATGCCATCCTCTGCGGCTATAGCACAGGCTATGGGCCCAGAACTGAATCCAAAGTATTTACGTGGCACTGGCAGGGCACCCAGGTTGGGCATGGGTCTGCGGGTGTAGAATCTGTTGCGGCGAGGATACCCTGACTCTTGTATCTGTGTGGATATGGGACGATCCGTGGCCACCAACACCGTGGGGCAGTGGCTGCGGTACAGGGCGTTGCAGCCGTACACAGGTGCCAGGGTCAGCAGGTGGTTCACATCCAAGGGCTCGCGGCTGCGACCGTTGCCCAAGACAAAAGCGGCCATAAAAAAATCCTCCCTGTATGTAGCAGGGAGGACGGGGGTTGCCAGCAAATTTTGGCGATTACGTGTAGTTTTCCACGATGCCCACATCCAGGAGATTCTGCTGTGTGGCTGTGTTGGCCTGTCCTGATGTGCCGGACTTGATCTGCTGACCTTCGTCAGTGAAGAAGTTGGTGGCATATCGCACTGGCGGTGAGGAATAGTCCAGCATGAATTTGTTGGTAAGTTTGCTGATCAGCGTGGCCGAACTGTCACTGAAACTAAAGGTGATGTTCATGTTGCCTGCTGTGAGTGTGGTGTCAGCTTCGTTGGCCAGGGTGCAAACTCCGGTGTTGGTTCCATCTGTGACCAGATACTTGGTACTACCTTTCTGGCGGATGATGTAGCCGTCGGCTTCGGAAAACCCAGCGATGAACACACGGCACTTGACCACGGGGTAAGCGGCTGTGGCCAAGGTGCCGGCTGAGTCATTGCCACCTACCACGCCCAGGAACTGGTCAGGGTTGAAAGTGTCGTTGAATACTGGATTTGTGAGCTGATCCCAGGATTTGATACCAATGTCGACCGTGGTTTTTTTTTTGATCTAGAGGGGACGTCCCATTTGTTTTCTCCTATAAAGAAGTCCAATGTGAGTTCTAGTCACTACGCGGTGGGTTTAATCGCCGCATAAACACAAGGATTGTGCAAGAGTATTTAGCAGAATATTCCAGTGTAATATAGCGTGTTTAAATATGAGATGAGCGTGGAACACCTGATCGAGCAAGGCAATCAACGCCGAGCTGAAAACCAACCTGCACAGGCCCTGGCCTGTTATGCCCAGGCCTTTGTGACAGATTTCAATTCCGCTGCAGCCTGGAACAACTATGGCAACGTGATCCGTGAGATGGGCTATCCTGATCGTGCTATACCGTTCTTGGAACAGGCCGTCCGCATCGACGCCAATCACACCACCGCCAGATTCAATCTTGCCGTGGCCCTGCTGTTGGCCGGCGACTACGAACAAGGCTGGCGGGCCTACGAACACCGCTGGAACTTTGAGCATCTTGCTGGTACTTTGCCTGCTTACCGCCAACCTCGATGGCAGGGCGAGGACCTCCAAGGTCGTACCATCTTGATCATTGGTGAACAAGGCCTGGGCGACTGCATACAGTTTGTTCGCTACATGGAACCCTTGCAGGCCCTGGGTGCCCGGATCGTGCTGCAGGTGCCCACTGCTTTGATTTCGCTGTTCCAGATTGAAGGTGGCGTCACCACGGGATTTGATCAGCCCGTGCCTGACTTTGACGTTTGGTGTCCCATGATGAGCCTGCCTGCTGTGATGAAAACCACAGTGGCCACCATACCAAGATCTCTGGCTTATATACAACCTGCCGCACCTGCTGTGTCAGATTGGCAGGATCGACTGGGGGCAAAAACACGGCTACGAGTGGGCGTGTCATGGTCGGGTCGCAGAGATACCTGGATCAACCAACACAAGTCAGTGCCTTTTGAACTCATCGCTGAGATGATCCAACGGAATCCCCAGTATCAATGGGTGAATCTGCAGGTAGATGTGGACGAGCATCAATCACGGATCTTGGCTGAGTTGGGAGTGTCG